CCCTTGTGTAGAGTTAAAGGTTTGGCATACTGAGGCATATAGCTCCTAGGGGAAAATCCTGTTAAAAGTACAACGATTTGTCGTTGTGTATAGACGAAAACTTGAGTTGAGTACATAGTCATATTTATCAAAATATAATAGCATATCGTCCGATGATAAATATTTCGGTAAACATAATAACAATGATTCAAAACGAATTCTTCAAGAAATTAAGCGAAAATCACCCGTTCATTACTATATGTTCGTATGCCAACCAAGATTATGTAGGCATTGTTCAGAACAGGGATGATGTTGTCACCACTATATACGACTATGGTGCTATCGTAGACCCCTCTGTCAAGGAAAAGTTCTTAGAACTAGGTGACATTTGGTGGTGGGAAAGCAATAGACTTATCCCCATAAATCTATTCTTGAAGGATGATTGGGCTATTTTCAAGCCATATTTACGCACTTTTCACAACAAAACACTAACGATTGTACATGGTCCTGCTTGTAGTATCAGTGAACTACATAAACGTAGGACAAAGCGTAGAAGCATTACACTTGTGCGTCGGATGCCATAAGTAAATTCATATGCACAACAACTAAATGTGCATAGGCTATAGCATGACTCTTTTTGAAGCTATATCCGTCATCACCTTTATCCCATATAGTCTTTGCAACTTCACGCCAGGGTTGACCTATTAAATGTTTCTTAGCTGGGCGAATCAATGCTAAGAACATCGCTAGTCTAGGGATACTATTAATAGGTTCAGGCATCTTCTGAATACTCTGATAGTGATTTGCTACGTGAATCAACTTCTCAACAAAATCTTTATCATTTAGTTTAGACCAATCAGGGTCCTTCATCAATTCTACCAAATGCTTCTCATCTTGTACTTGCTGATATACATACACATTCAACAAGTCTAGTTTAAAATACCCACGTTTTTCTGCTTCAACATAATCAATACTTGCCATATCACGTACAGGATCATATGGGACATCGGTGACATACACACCAGTAGCATGATGACGTATAGGATTAGCATTACGCATAGCCGCTCTGGTATGAGAAATCAACTTTAATAGTTGTTCTCTGTCTCCGAAGTCAATGTCAATGTCTGAATCAATTCTCATATTAGTTTTTGTGATTTAATGGATGTAGCTAGTGTACGTGCAAAAGCGTCATGTACTATTTCTGTATAATGTCCTCCCGGGCAATATACAGCACCGGTCAATTTTTCAACTTCATCACTCATTGAATAGGGATATATTGAATCAATAATGTGATTTTTTAAGTGGGCTAGCTTGTTATCAATATCTAGTTCCTGTGAAATATTCTTTACTCCAAGTATCATTAGTTTAATATTCTTAGTTTTACAAAAATCATATAATTGCATCAAACTAAATATATACCTTCGTTGCAACGAATAGTCATCTTCAACCATAACTAATGACTTTGTTAGATTTTTAATTTCTGGTATCCAATGTTTTGTATTAGAGAATGAAACAGTGTAAGCATTATTTTTATATATTACTTCTATTCTTTCTATCGGTGGAAGCTGTATTATTACTAAGTTGATTGGTATGTCAAGGGTCAGTATATCTGTTATTGTATTTCTTGCAATAGCTTCCATAGATAAACCCATAGATGCTGAATTATATGTTTGTATATTCAATAGTTTTTCTAATTTAGCAGGCCAGGCTCTTGATTTTTCTTTTGTTATAATTTTATTTCTGTCATCTGTAGGTAAAGAAGAAAACAATTTGAACGCATTATTACACCACCAATCAAAATATTTTGCATCTCTATCGGTTTGTTCACTGTCTAGATAATTTTTATTTAATATTTTCGGATAGGAATCTTTAAACAAGTCAATATCAACTAACTCTGTTCCTGCAGTAAAACTGGCCCCGTTGCAATATATCATCATGTTGGTCTTACTAGCGTTTAGCTTCATATATTTTTGCTAGTTCTTCTGCAATTTTCTCATGCACCAATTCAGTATAATGTCCACCAGGACATAATGTGTAAGCATCATCAGGGAAAGTCTGACAACACTCATACATAGAAAAATCAAAATTTACATTTTTTTCTAAGTTTATTAAAGTTTTGTATTTTCCAATAGGATTACCGTATGGCATTGATTGCATGAACATATAGTCTATCATATTAGCTTTAAAAAAGTTAATCATATGGGTAATATTTAACAACCAATTTCTATAGTAAGTATATTCTGTCTCGCATACTATTTTAAGTTTGCCTTGTTCAAACACCATTGGATTATCTTTATACACCTGTAAGTATGCAGGAAAGATTGAAAAAGATTGATTTTTATAATTTACTTCAAAACGTTCTTTGAAGGTAATTTGAATAATTGCTAAATCAATCTTTTTACCTTCATTAAGTAAATTCGTAATATCCATAACAGTTCTTCTACAGATACTATCCATTGATGATCCTGCTTCTCCTGCATTTATTACAGGAACATCTACTAATTTATCTAGTTTGGCTGGCCATGCTCTTTTAGGTGTTTCTAGTGGTATGGCGGCAAGATCCTCATCGGATAATTTTTTTGACATAATAGTTGTGCTGAATTTTTCTCGATATTCTTTTACTACTTCAGGGTTTGTCAAATATTTGTTTTGGATAAAACCCGGATGAACATCTTTAAAATAAATGTGGTCAACTAATTCTGTACCTTGAGTAAAACTATCTCCGTTGCAATATATCATCGTTGTTCTACTAATCCTGCTTTCATTAATTTCATATATGCTTGCTGTACAACAATTGCTTGACGTTCAGCATCTTCTACTGCTTTGTGGCTAGTCACATGTCCACCATCTTTAAGTTTGACTCCTGCGATTTCCCACAATGTGCGTGTGTCACGCATCGTCCAGAAAGGCCAGGGAATAGGATTAGGCTTGTCGCTAACTTGACGCCATGCATGTTCCATTACAACTAAGTCAAAAGGTGCACCATTACTCCATACTGCTCTGCGATTCCAACAGAACTTGTAAAGTTTTTCCATACACTCTGCAAAGGGCTCTCTGCCTTGTTCACCCATAGCTTCTTCAAGTGCTTCAGGGCTCTGCTCACTCCACCATCGTAATGTATCTTCATTGATACTTCTATTGTAAATCTCTGTTTGATCCTCAACTGTAGGTCGTAGTTCTAGTCGTTCAACAACTCCATTACCTTTAGGATCAAAACGAACAGCACCGATAGTTAGAATGACACAATCAGGTGTCGTATTCAAACTTTCAATGTCAATCATAATATCGTTTGCCATAATTATTCCATTAATTTATAGTGTGTGTAAATTTTCTCATTCATGCAGATTCCATTATGTGTATACCACCATGTATTGGAATACTTCATGTATCCATAACGTTCAGTTAACCAATCTATTGTAGTTTGCCTACCCATCGGGAATCTTGTAATCTCATAGAATACACGATCTTCCCATGTATTGTCAACTGAAATGGTCTTCTTAAACTTCCTAAAGTATACTGGTTCAACTTCTATAATCTCTTGTTTAGGGAAGAATGTCATGCTTGAAGTATTTTCCATACATATTTCTTTTCTAGTATGTCTTGAAACTGTTCTGCTTCATTTTTGTTTCTAAACACTACTCCGCGAATCTCATACATGTCCATTAAGTATTCTGAATAATCGTGTTTAGTATCTTGTGCCCATACAATATAATCTATCCATAGTGTATCCATTCGTCCACCTTGTAGTAATAATGCTAATCCTACTTGAAAACATTTTATTTCTCCGAATAAAATATCTAGTAGTTTTAGTCTAGTATCTACAGTTTTGATGTTTTTAAATGTAGGCCAGTGTACTACATGGTTACCGCGATCAGTTGAGTATAATTCAAAAGGTGAGTTGTTCATTGATATTTCAGTAAAAATATTAGGTACTTCTTTTCGTCCATGACTTTGTATCCGTCAGTAATGTTACCATTGACTATCTGCATTTTGATTCCATAGTTCGCTTCAATGTAATCTTCAAAATCAAATGCATCAAACTGTCCATCAAGTGCTTTCATATCAGCCATGTATTCTTTGCGAATCTGTTTCAATGCCGCCCAGTAGTTCCAGCGGTTATTACGAAATTCCATCTCTGGTCCGTCATCGTCATCGTAATCTTGTATCGGTGGTATGTTTGTCATTTGTATACTAGCTCAAACCATGTAGCCAATTCTTCTTTGTAAAATCTAAAGACTACACATTTATTATCTACTGCTTCACCTGAAAAGTTATTAAATTTGGGTGGATGATATTCAAAGTCAAAATCAACACCCTGAACATAACCCTTCAATCTAACATCCTTGACAAGGTCAACAATCTCACTAACTGTAATATCTATAATCTTTACTTCAATCATGAGGAGAATTTGATTGTAAAGAATGTGGCAAGTTTGTCATCTTCTAATGACAGATACCAACGTTTACTAACCATACCCGGGTCCCATTCGCTCTTAACTATCCAACCTTGTCCACCTATGCTATTGTGTAAATAGTGCATTCGTGGACCTACATTCTTAGCAAGCCATTGTTCTTGCTCGCCGGTAAGACTAGTTCGTAAAGGTATCTTTATCATCGTAAGTTAATAAATCAAATATAGTAGCATACTGTGTTTCCGGTTCCATATGAAAGCCATTACCCCATACTACCCATACATTACGTTTGTATGCTTTCTCCCAGAAGATGCGTTTGCCGGTCACTGACCTACGCGGCAGAATAGCAAAATACTCATGCCATGGATAGCAATCCGCACCGTTGGTAATTATTCTATAATCCAATTTCTTCCTCTTATCGCCCCAGCGTAAATAATAACTTCCGTCTTTTCCCAAAACAATATCGTTATTAATGTTCCATCCTAGACTACGACCCCATTTCATTTCCACCTCATGATAAACCATGCGGCGTCTTTAGATTTTTCAAATGCAAACTTAACACCAAAGTTCATAAACTTACCTGTGCAGTTATCTTTACACCAATCAGCAATATCAACAGCATTATACCGACTATCGAATGGCGGCAGTTCTACCCTTGTCCAATTTAACAAGTTAACAAGTATGTCATAGTCAATTTCTTTTGCCATATCATCCGCTAATTTATCTAAGTATTCATTCTCAAGGTTCATCTAAGTAACTCTTTGAGCATATTGTATTGGTCAATTGCTTCTTTAACTTTATTAAAAGCATCATTTAATGTTTTGTTATCTTCTGGTTTCAACTTTTGAAGTTTAAGACTAATACTAGGAGGGTCTTGGTCGGTCCAGCCGCTAGGATCAGCATCAGTCCAGTAATAGACAAAACTCACCTCATCAGAGAAAGATGAATTCCATGCTCCATCATATTCATACCAACTGTCATCTTTTTTACGATAGTAAAGATAACCGTAGTCTTGGTCACTATCAGCCTTGCCGCCCATGCCCCACCCGCGATAGGTGAAATAGTGACCACTCTTATCAGGATTCTTTTCTTCTGTTCTAAACCAAATGCTTGTTCTCATTAGAAACTCAATTTACACAATATTACATCACGCTCATATCTAAATTTTAGATAGATATGACCTCTAACTATTCTCCATCTAGCATGACGTTCACAATTGTCTATTCTATTATACAGCCATTCCAATACTTCTTCGTATGTTTTGGACATACTAGATTCACCGATAGTTATTTCGTATTCAAACCAGCCCGGATTAGTCTCTGCCCACCCATTTTTTTCATCATAGTTTTGGATTCTCATGCCCATCTTAAACTAAACATTACTGCATCCTCTTCACGGACAAAGTAATAAACAAGGTAATCTTCGCAGTGTTCGACATACCATGGGCGCGGTTTCACTTTATGATTTCTAAAACTTTCTCCTATACCAACATTAGCTACCAACCATTCGTTGATAGGACTTTCGTCAATCCATTGAAAACGGAAAGGAGGATGATTTAACCTAACACTTGCTTTAATCATTGCCATTTCAGTACAAACCATTCTAAATCTTTTTTATCACGGAACCAAAACTTACTATTGTTCATATACCATCGTGCACCGGGTACCCATACACCATTAATGGGCAGAGAACCAAATGTCCTAAGACACCAGTTTTCCATATCAAACCAGTCTTGATGATACAAATAAGGCTCATACGCCTCTATTTCAGGATCAACAGTATAATATCGTTGACCGTATACAGTACCTTCACTTAACTTCATGAATATTTTAATGCTATCATCATAGCATCTGCTTCATTGTTGGTTGCTACGAACACTTGATCCTGTTCACTTCGTAAATCACTAAAGTGGAAACGTCCATCCCACTGATCCCTGTAACCACGTGCAAAATAAAATACTGTGTTATTTCCTAGTTCTCTAGTAGGATACATATATTGTTTAAAATCTTCGCAAATTACCCATCCAAACGGTTCATGTAGATCAAATATGTTGGTGCTCACTGGAACTATGTACTTGAAATTCATGAACATATTTTCAATTGTACTACTACCATACACTATGTTTTCTTTCTCCCACTTAAGCCAATTTCGTTCTTGCGTAGTCAAGCCAGTATACCATGTGAGATACTTGTCTTTGATGTATTCTGTTATCCGCATGATAGTTCAAAAAGTATTGCGTCTTTTTCATCTTTAAAAATGAAATCCATGTAATCTGTTGTTAGATGCGTGGTAAATTTATCACCCGGTAGTCCAAATAATTCTATTGCTCTAGCACAGGTGTCATTCCAATCACTGATAGTATCTCCTATCATCCAAGATATACGAACTCTAGTACCCACCTGCATTTAATATATCCTTAACTTGTTTCACGTTCTCTGGCTCACGATTGAATTTAATCTTCCACAATTCAGGATTGATATAGTCAATAATCATTTTAACTTGTGTTTCGTTGAGTGTGTCTAAGAATTCAACACCACTTGTGCTCTGATATAATATCCAAGGGCTTAGTTTGCCATTAGCAATATACTGACATATCTTATTACCATTGCCATATCGTAGTACATCTTTAGGTTGAATTCTGTCATCTTCTGCTAATTTGATTGTAGTCTCAACACTACGATGTATTGCATCTAATGGATCTTCGTTGCGTAAATGCTCAATTAGATATTTGGTATATACTGAATCACTACACCATGTGTCAATGCGTATTTGATTCTTAATCAGCCAGTCACTATATCTTGGGATGTTTATTGCGTTAATATCTACGCAATAATTACCGAACTTAGTAAATGCTGTGTAATACATGCTTTTAATAAATTCTTCATATGTCTTTGGCTTCTTGCTTACGCTATTCTTTTGATAGAATTGAACAAATACTTGAAACCCAATACGATTACCCTGTAAGTCTTTGTTCAGCCATCTGCGTTTACTTTCACAGACGTGGGTCATCAATGTCGATTCTCTGACAAACTTACTCTTACAAAACTCGCAACTGTGTTCAACTGTTGCCGCGTTCTCTTTCGTATTCTTCGATTTCTTCATCTGTGACCGTTTTACTTAATACTTCAATGTCTGAAATTTTCAATGCTGGATACAACTCTGCGAGATATACTTTTTTATGTTGTTCTTTAACAAACTCTTTTGATATCTCAGCAATATCTTCAGTGTTCGCTTTGGGATATACCTTAGTGTAATAGTCTTTGATATCTTTTGTTGTAGCTTTCTCTTTCAAGCTACTGACTTTCTCTTTGATTTGAGGCATCCAGGGATGAAATTGTTTGCCTAATCCCGGACTACTTGCACATAACATCAACCACTGAAGCTTGGGGTTCTTCATTACGTTTTCGTTAAAGAAATATTTGTTAGCATGATAATCTGTGCTACGCAGATAGTATGCCGCAATTTCACCTGATCCTTTCAGGTAACTCATGTACTTGATAAGCATGAAGGGTATAAACTTCTTCTGTTGTGCTTCTGAAAGTCTGTCATAGTAACCATAGTCTTTCTTGTCTAATGCAAGCAATGCATCAAACAATGGGAAGTCTTGATTTTCTAGTTTTTCATCTGCCGGAATAACAGCTTTAGCTTTTTTAGTTGCCATTAGAACGCCTGACTATAATCTACGATTTCACAATTACGACTGATTTCTTTTACAAAGTAAACACATCTTGGTTTAGGACCATCTTCAATTGGTACACATAAGAACTGTCCGTTCTTTAATCGAGGAGCATACCAAGTCACATCATGATAGATATCTACAATCTCAATGGGTAAGAATGTAGGGCTGAATGAACTTAGCGGGTTAAACTCAAAAGCATTGAAACCTCTGTCATTGATACTTGTGAGTGGTAATGTTTCTAAGTCACCGTGTTCACTTTCACCAATTAGTATCTGCCAATCTACTGGCATCTTGATTGTGTGCTTGCCAATCTTTAATACAAGTGCAGGACTGTTAAATGATTCTAAAAAGATAAGTGGGATATAATGATAGTCTACATTTTGTGGATTACTGTTGTCTAGTATTGCAAAACGCAAATCATCAATTTCATCTGGTAGTGTTTCTAAGTTATAGAATTCGTTGTCGAGGGTTAATATACGCATTTTGTTATTGTATCACTTATATGTTAATTTTTCAAGGTCAAAAGGGTAGTTTGCTTCCTTGTAGAATGATTTTCTTTGGGTCAAATGTCGTTTGGCAAACTTACAATTGCTTGTAATATCCCAAATCTGCACAAAGTCTTTGTCATCTGCCTTACGAATGCCTCGACCTATTGACTGAATAACACGAACAAACGATTTACCAGGCTCCAACAGAACCAAGTTAAAGATGCGAGGAATATTAATTCCAACAGCGGCGACCCCGTAAGTCGCAATAAACACTTTGTTAGTAGCTGTCGCAAAGTCATCATATTCTTCTCTCCGTTCTGTTAAGTTAGTTTCACCTGATACGAAAGCAACGTCAGGTGCATCTTTGAGCAAACTAAAGATATCACTTAATCTACGTTGTAGTTCTTTACCTGCACTGATACGGTCCACAAGGATCAACGTATTACCAGTGTCTTTTACTTTGTTAATTAGATTAGCAATCGCATCTAATCGTTTACCATCTTCTGTTAAGTATTTCAATTCGCTTTGATAGTTACTAAATTCAACATCGTCTTTGAGTTGTACAATGTTAACGTGACATTGTGCAAGTACGCCCTTGTCTTGTAGTTCACTTGCACTTAATTTACCAATGACATTACCTAATGATACAAACAATGACATTGCTTCATGTTTAGCTTTAGGGATAGTACCAGTCAATCCCCAACGAATTGGAATGTGTGCCATTGGTCCTGTTAGTAATGCTTTTAATGCGTCTGCTTTAGCCATGTGAACTTCGTCAACCATGACACACACTACATCTTCAATGAAATCCATGATAGATACTTCAGCTTCACCTGCTTTGGTAGCTTTCATCATGTTGTTCAAACTTTGCCATGTACAGATTGTATGTTGCTTACCATGTTCTTTTCTATCACCAAAATACACCCCTACATCAAGACCCAAGTTGATATAATCTGCTTCTGTTTGACGGACCAAATCCTTGTTAGGAACAATAACAATACTACGACCATATTGTTCTACACTTAAACTTAGTGCCGCAGTTGTTAGTGTCTTACCTGCACCTGTAGCAACTTCTTGAATACATTGTGGGTTCTCTAAGAATCTATTGATAATCTCAATTTGATAGTCACGCAATACAACAGGTTGTCCCGCCATAACATGTTTAGCAGGCCATACTTTGTGTTTAAATGTATCCTCGGACACTTTGTCGAAATTGAATGTTGTTTGATATTGTCTACCATCATCCAACTCAATGTCATAACCAGCTTGGTCAAGTAGTGGAAGAATCTCTGGCAACAAGTTAATGTATGTACTGCCACCTAAACTAAAGAAGCTACTCTTACCATTCCATCTTCCTAATCGTACACTAGGTAAATATCTTGCTCCGGGTATCTCAAACTCAAACATCTTCATCAATGTTTTACGATCCGGTAGTTCAAGACCTTCAAGTTTTACATTGACTTCATCTCTTATAATTAATTTACATTCTTTCATTTAGGTCCTAAATATACGGGTTCTGAATTTACGCACTTGACAATCTTTAATAAGTTTGATGGTTTATCATCAATCATTGCTAAACTGCCTTTATAATATATCATAGCAGGATTACTAGCATTATTCAACTTATTAGGATTGTTAATTATATTAATCTCTATACCATCTAACGAAAACAAGTTTTTCATAAATGGTGTCTTTGGATGATTTATTGCGTCACATCCTAATTCTTCTAACCATTGAATCGCTGTACTCATTTCCTTTAGTTCAAATTCAATATGAAATTGACTAGCAAATTTTACTTTAAGAGGGTCATGAGTTTCATTTAAGTGATTGATTACAGAATCATCAATCTTAATGCCATATTTTACCAATGTGGCTATTGTCTTTAAGTCATCATTGATAGGTATATCTTTGATTGCTTCATATAGATAACTATTTATAGCCTTGATGCATAGTATCCCGTTAACATATGTAAGTGTAGGTACCCAATATTTTACACTTTCATACTCACCCAATTTATGTATGATATCAGTAGTGATTGGGCAATATCTTATAACCTCATAGTATTCTGCCGAGAGGTATATCAAGTCACGCAACACAGTAGGGCTATAGTCCAATGTATATTGTCGTGTGTCTCTGTGCCACAACATTGAATAGATTGGCGTTTTTCTGTATGCTGTAATGAAATTTTTATTGTAGGGTGATTTGAAAATTATAGTATCATTCTCAATCTCAATAGAAGCACTTGTATGTTCGGGTGCGGATTCTACAACACTAACTGACCATGGTAACGTTATAATTTCATTTACATTGACTTTGTGGTGATTGAATTGACGAACATATTTACTGGCAACACGTTTGAATAGTGCATGTTGGTTGCTGGTAATTCTGCCATGTTGTGTGATATAAAGGGTAAGATTGTTAACAAATTGGTCATCGTATCTACTCAGTCTAATATTACTGAGCATCCAAGTTGCAACTTCATCAAGATTAGTAAATGCCATCTTGATAGTATAACAGGACACTTTAGAAAAAGCAAATTTATAGGCAAAAAAAGGGGAACCTAAGTTCCCCAAAAAATTAACTAAAGAAAGAAACGAAATGAAAAACTTATCGAAGCGGGCTTATTGACATTGCCGCTACGCACACTGCAGGGCTTAACCTTTCATACAAGTTGCCTTAGCAAGCTCACGCCAGTTACTAGAAATCTTAACCAAGTCAGCAACCTTCAAACACATACGCAAGGACACTTCACGCAATTTAGAATGATTGTCCCAGATGAACGACATAATTTCGTCTGTCTGTTCTTGTGTGAAATCATAGTCAGCAAACAAGCCACCATCAGCATCACGATGCACTTGCTTGATACGCAACATTTTGTCACGCTCACTATCAACTGTCAGGTCCAGAAAGTGACAACGTGACTGCAATGCATCCAAGTGAGGTTGCATCTTGCCGGCTTTCTTAGCATCAAACGATTTGTTTGTAATGAAAATGATAGAACCGTTAAAGTTGAAACTGTTAGGGATACCTTCTTCACGCAAGATACGTGAATCTTTGTTCCAGCTAATTCTACGAGTCTTGCCTGAATCCAATGCACCTTTCAGCACATTGATAGCGTCTTGATCTTCCCAGATATCGCAATCGTCAAAAACGAGAACGTTCTTAGCATCACTAAATTTGTACAACTTAGCAAACAAGCCGATACCTGACATAGCACCTTTGACAATCTCAAAGCGAGGCTTCTTGCTTGCAAGATTATCAAACAAACTTGCCTTCTCCATTTGCAATGACACACCATGTGACTTACCGATACCTGCAGGACCTGTCACAATCATAGCACGAATATCACCCTTGATACATGCCTTAGACATTTCATCAAGCACACCGAAACGAGTAGCAATACGATCCATTGCTTCTTCATCAGTTTCTTTAGGTGTCTCGACCTTCACAGTATCACGACCTGATACAAATTCAATCATTGATTGATTGTCAACATTCACACGAACCTGATCGGGACGACCGGGGAACTGACCTTCATTTTTAACTGTCACGAAACCACCTTTACTACCTAATTGATAACCTTTGACTAGTGTGAAAACTTCACCTTTGATAGATTCGTTGCGATAAGAACCTGAAGTGATACGAACGATGCTTGACATGTGTTTCCTTTACTTGACTGTCTAAGAATATATTATAGCACAAAACCCATTTATTGTCAAATTTTGTGCCTTATGCTACCTTACGAAAATACTGATAGGGCAAGCCCAATGTCCAGGCCAAATAGTCATTATCGCCATTAGTGTCCTCGGCTTCGTGAACCCAGCGAATTGCTGTTGTACGGTCCTTAGCACCTAGTTGAATAAGTGATTGGATACGTTGCTCAAAAACAACAGTTGCCTTTTCTTCTGACTCCTTACGCTCAATTTCAGCGTAAGCAATAGCTTGACCGAGAATGACAAACTCAGCTTCAAAATCTTCAATGGTCCAAGCACTTGTATCAATACAACGTGGACGAACACCATATGCATCTTTGTGCATATCCCAATATATAGATTGACATTCTTCTAACTTAGTCATTTCGTGTCCTCTTTATCAGTTTCAATACAAGTATTGTAGCAGAAAACCCATTTATTGTCAAATTTTGGCTATCAAATTAGCATGAATTTGATCCATTTCCGACTGCTCTACGTAGAAATCAGTCCTAGGATCGTAATACTGACCCTCTTTGTTGTCATAATACAACACCCGACCCGAGAAATTGAAGGGACCTTCTAGACCCTTGCGAGGACCGTACTTGGTACGCATTTCGTCCATTTGATACTTGTCAGCAACAACTTTGTAACCCATAAACAACTCCTCTTTTTGACTGTCTAAGCCTCTATTCTACACCCAAAACGAATTATTGTCAACCGTTTTTAATCATATATAAATATATTTTATGAGTAAAATTCACCTTGCATACGACTGGTTCGGTCCACAAAATCCATTAATTAACAATCAAACATATACTGGTAATCTATACCATTTAGATTTTAACAAATATGGTCTTGAATATTTTAAAAGAGTTCGCGGATATGAACCATTTCCAACTGCATTAATAAGTGAGCATGACTGGTTTGTATATGAAATATTTTTAGGTCATCAAGAGGGTGGTTGGGTTAGAGAAAAAGAAATGGATTTATTATCCAATACCAGTATATCTGAAACAGTATTACAAAGAATACGTAATGGTAGAGGTTATTTGTTATTAGATTTAGCACAAGAATCAGTAACCGATGATAGAGAATTTGATAGAATACATGAGTTTTGTAAAACAGATAATATAAGACCATCTAAAGTTATATTCCAAAGTGGTAATTATGAAGTTGTTGATATGTACCGTGATTATTGTTTTAGAAAAGGAATAACCGGTGGAATATATGGTGATGAGAAACTTAATATTTTCAATCAAGAATATTTTGAATTTAAAACAAGTTTTCAAATGGAAGAACATAAACAATTTCTTCAACCTAAAAATGTAGATTTTGATAAAGTAGAAAAGACGTTTTTATGTTTTAATAGAGGTGATAGGTATCACAGAAGAAACTTATTATTATTGTTTTTTAGATTAGATTTATTAAAAGATAGTTATTTTAGTATGCCAGAAAAATGTACAAATACTGGTGTATATTGGAAAGATAGTTTGCTTACTGATGATAACAAAGATATATATGATAGATTAAACTTTACCGAAGAAGAAGTTGAATGTGTTCAAAAATATTTACCATTAAAAATAGATGAGGTTGATGTATATAATGTAAATGCATTAACTGAAGTTTGGGGCAATGTACAAGATTATTATAATACAAGTTTAATAAGTGTAGTAACTGAAACTAATTATTTTAATGGTATTTTTAACACAGAGAAAATATTCAGACCTATTGCTAATAGGCATCCATTCATAATGGTTGGGCCGGCATACACACTTCAAAGATTAAAAGTATTGGGATATAAAACTTTTTCTGAATTTTGGGATGAGGAGTATGATAATATTGAAGATCCGGCACAACGATTAATTAAAATTGCTGAATTGTGCAGTGAAATAAATTCATTCTCCCCTGAAGCTAAAAGGAGACTTTTCTATAAGTGTATGCAAATTACCGATCACAATTATAGATTATTGAAAAATGTAATAGGTGATACATTCAGAAATTCACAATGGCATTCATTCAGAGATGATATTGTGTTTGGTAAATTCAATAATAAAATTATATAAAGCCTTTAATGACCTGACTATAATCAGTAATTGCATGTTGAATACGGTTGTTGGTTGTGTTAGGTCTACATGGTTTACAAAAGCTTGTTAAGAAGTTGTTATAAATTTCTTTGTGCCTATCACTACACCACAAGTCTCTAAAGTCATCATCAAGCCAAGAACCTAACTTGGTATCTTCACGACCCTTGTACTCACAACATAGATAAATGTTTCCATCAGCACAGAAGCTAGGGAACAAAAAGAATTGATGGCAACGTTTATATTGTCGTTCTTCATATCTACCTAGTGCAAAGTCTGCTTTGATGCCATATTTGTAACTGATTGACTTAATCAATTCAGCAACTTGTTCAGTCAATACATAACTGTGACCATTTAATACCATTGGTCGTAAGTGTACTGCTCTGGCTCCAACATCTTTTGCATATTGGAATATGCTGTTAAGTTCAGCCTCACTTGTATTTTGTTCCATTAGTAATATCTTAATGTCTAACGGAACTCCTCTGCTACATAACTCTTTAGCAGTTTCTTTCACACGTTCAAATGGACTTTCTGACATTTTACTCTTGCGTATTAGTTCATATGTTTCACTGTTACCACTGTCAATGTCAAGTCCTAAGTATGCCATGCGTTTTAACTTATCCGGATGAATGTCTAATACTCTATGTAGCTTAGTACCATTTGTATTCATTGCGGCAATGTAACCCTTGTCAATTACATCTTCCAGTAATGTTTCATAACCCGGTAATAGTGTAGGTTCACCACCACCAGTAAAGATTACATTACTTAATGTACCTATAACGTTTGGGTCATGTTGACGCCAGGTGTGTAGTCTGTTTATTAGTTTGAGATATTGTTCCACAGACTGGTATACCGGCAAGTCATTTCTGAATTGCTCGGTATTGCAGTAGTAGCAGGCTTGATTGCAGATATTAGTAGTGTCTAAATCTATCTGCCAGGGTAGTATTTTACCGGGTATAAAGCCTTGTAGCCAACGTGAGACTAATTGATATTGATCCATTAGTCATATTTATTGGGTCAAACAAACTTGAATTTATTTGCAATTAAATATTCGGTATTGTCACGTGACTTTTTAGTATAGATAGCATCAACCTTGATAGTGTTCTGTGTGTACAAATCTAGTAACGACATTAGTGGATTATCAAGTCCAATTGACAATGATACTAAATCATTGTTGTCATCACTAAACCAGTATTCTTTACGCTTGGCGTACTTCTTACCAACAACATAACTCTTTGCTAATTTCAGTCTCTTTGAACCAACAAAATTTTGTTGATCCTGAGCAACTTTCTTGTTGTATTCGTTTGTTAGCATATCAAAGTCTGAATCATAGTCATAGAATTCAGGCAAGCGATATGCTAGAGGCATCATATCTTCTTTAAAGATTTTACCATCAGTATGAATAAATGAATTCATGTCCTCACGAAACTTTGTAAGATTATCACCCTTAAGTTTCCATACCACGATTTTCTTGCTATAGTAATCACGCACTATTGCGGCTTTGTCACGGTCTGTTTGCGTTACTGACTTGAACAATAGAGGATCAGTTAATCTTGCAATCTGATGAGCATAAAGACTAGAAGGATCTTTTTTACGTTCTTCACGCACACGTTGCCATGCACAGCTTAGTGCTAGCAAATCTTCTTCAATCTCAAATACTTGATATTTTTTAACGTAGGGATCTTGACCCCAATCTACTGATAAGTCTTGGATACTAATTTGTCCACTAGAGCCGCCAACAGCCCAAGTATTATTATAACCAGTTGAACCACTAGCACCTGTTATATTGATTGTGTTACTTGAGTTTGTTAGTAAACCGCCACCATTAATCATTTTTGCAAGCCTTTTGCTTATGTTTGAATTGTAATTAGCCAATTGTGATATCTTCCATACCAGCTGTGCGTAGTCGCACGATATGTCCCATCTGCCATTGTTTGGCTTCGAGACCCTTCATGATGCCCAACCAACGATTACGTAGTAATGCAACTTCGTTAATGATTGTTTCCATATCAATAACTTCATCTTCACCCTCTACATACTTCTCGGCTGTTCTATCACTCAATGCTCTATTATACGCTTCTAAATATTTTTGAAAATGTTTTCGGCGAATTTTCCGAAGTTGTAGATTAAGATATTGAAGCACAGCCTCAATCTCTTGTAGTTGGTTAAATCTATGTTCGGTCACACCGGGTATAGCGGCAATATTCTTTTCAATATTACCGTGTACCTTTACTTCTTGTTTAGCTGAAATTAATTCAGACTCATAGTGACTAATGAAATCGGGTATCACAGATAAGTCATCTGTGATTTTTGAGTACCAGTTCATTTAATTCCAGTCATCGTCATTGTCATCTTCATATTCATCATAATCCTCTTCGATATCTTGTTGTTCAAGGTAATCTTTCAATGCATCAAGCACTTCCTTCTCACCTCTGAACACATCTTTGATATCTTCAGGTTCATAATTATTATCAATTAACAAGTTAATTAATGAATCTGCCGCATCAGTGCGGTCATTAAAATCAATATGAGAACGTAGTGCGTCCCATACTTCGACAACAAAATCTAAACTCATTCTGTAACATCCTCCTCCGGTGTTACATTACTTATCTTTGTTGTTGCCTTTTGACTATACTCACTCATTACTTTATCTAAGCAACCGTCAGCATTTGCTTCCCATGCTTTACGGAACTTCTTAATGATTTCGCCATCAAGTGTTGTATAAACTAAACTATTGCCTTCTTTCTTAACAAGTTCAGCCTTCTCTATCATGTCTAACATACCTGAGTAAGGGCTCATACCTGTTTCATACGGAATTTTAACTTGTACAGATTCAAATGGTTTCGCATAACGAGTTTTCATAATCTTACATGCGGCACGAATACCTCGTACATCACTAATCTTATTACCATCTTCATCTTCTTTAAGTTTCAATTTCTTCATAGCAACAACAATACTTGATGCGTAAACGAAACCTTGACCACCACTAATTTTATCATCTGGGTCAAACATATCTTGTGAAGCATATGTGTGATTAGTTGCGACTAATCCAACGTTGTGACTACCGAACATGTTAACACAGTTACGAACAAGTGCTGTTAGTGCTTTAGGCTTACGACCCATGTCACCTTTCATATCACCTGCTTCAAACTGATTAACGTCAGTAGGTGTCAATAGCATACCCAATGAGTCAAGCACAAACAAGACTTTAGGCTTGTCTGTTTCAGGTAATACTTTATATGACTTCATAAACTCTGAAATAGTTTTAGCAACATCATCAATCATTGCCATGTTTAATTTCAATAGTTTATCTTCTTCTGTAGATACACCGAGAGCATGTAGCCATGCTTCATCTAGTGCGTTCTCTGTGTCAATTAAGACTACAAAGATTCCTTGTTCTTGTGCGTGTCTAACGAGGTTTCCTGAGCAGATGAAACTTTTTCCTGCCCCAGACTCTCCGGCAAAGACAGTAACTTTACCAAGAGGTACACC